CTGGTGGCGAGGTCGGAGCCCCATTCGTGGAAGATGTCAACCATCCGACAGGTCCCCCAGGATATAGATCACGCCCGGCGCGCCTGCGTAGGCGGCGCTGGCATCCGCAGGGCCGCCGGCGCCGTAGAGTGCAGCATTTGCCGAAAAGGCATCGCAGCCGCCCCAGAACGAGGCGCCACCGGCCGCTGAGCCCTTGGTGAGGGTGTTGGTGGCCGAGCTTGAGCCGCTGGCGCTGGTGACGGTGTTGGTTGAGGAACCGGGCGAGCCGCCGCCGGTCAGATACCGATCGATGCTGAGGGTGACAGCGAGGCCGGTCACGCTGACCGTGGTGCTGACGGCCGTTGCCACGTCGGTCACCGGGCAGTAGGCGCCGCGCCCGCCCGTGAGGTTCATGTCGCCGCCGGAAGCTGCGCCGCCCATGATGCCCGAGCCGGGGTTGGCCGTGAGGCCGGCGATGGTGGTCGCCACGCCCGAACTGCCGCCGCCGACCACGTAAGGGATCGCCTGCCCGCTTAAGGTTGCGAGGTCGAGCATCTTGATCGCGGTGCCGCCGGCGCCGCCGCTGTTGCTGTTGGCTGTGCCGGTGGCGCCCGGACCCGTCGCCATGATCAGCACGCGGCCGGCCTTCGGGTGCGGCGTCCACAGCCCGCTGCCTGCCGTCAAGATGGTGAGCTTCGCCCCGACGCCGCCGAAAGGCGGGCCGAGGGCCGAGCCGAACATCGTGGGCAGGATGGCGGGAAGCATTAAGCGTCGCCTCCCATGGCCACGACATTGAACGTCTCGCCCTTCTCGGTCGCGAGCGCGAGAATGTCGCCCGACTGCAGGTAGAACGCTTCGGCGTTGATGGTGCAGTCGAGGTCGAGATACCAGCGCAGCGTGCCGTCGGTGATGTTCTGCGCCGTGACGGCCTTCACCGCCCACTCGCGCACGAAGCGGTAACTGCCGCCCGACTTCTTGATGTAGGCGTGGATAAAGCCGACCGTCGTCGGCCCTGTCGCTTGCACGCGCAGACGGTCGAGGCGGGTGCGGCCCGAGGCGTTGCCCGTGTGGACGTCGACGATCGTGCCGGTGCCGTCGCGATTGGTGTTCGCGGTCGTCAACTGCAAAACCTTGGTGAAGGGGGTTGCCATGTCTGGGCCTTATGATCCGATGTACTCGGCGGGGGTGGGTGTCGGCGGAGCGGCCGGGATCGATCCTGCGCCCGCGCCCATGTAGACCTTCGACTGCGTGGCCTGGTTGGCGTATCCCGCGGTGTCAGGGTCGCCGTTCATGATCAGCGCCTGCGTGCCGTCGGTGCCCCCGAGGACAAGCTTTTCCGAGGCGTCGAGCATGATCTTCTTGCCCTTGATCAGCACCTGGCCCTCGCCCTGGAATACGATGCCGGATCCGTCCTCGTGGCTCATCTCGACAGTCTCGTCGCGCATCACGAAGGCGTGCCCCTTCTTCTGCTTGATGGTGACGGTGTCGTCCTTGTCGAACTTCACGTAGCCCTTCGACTTGTGCATCAGCACCATTTCGCCGGCTTCGACCTTGGGCGGCTTCTGCTCGTCGTTGTGGGCGCGGGCCATGATGAAGGGCGCGTCCCGGCTGCCATCGGTGAAACCGACCAGCACGAGATCGTCGATCTCCGGCCCCATCAGCAGCCCGTAGCCGTTGCCGGCATGCTCGACAGGGAGCGGCATCCACTCGGTCATGATTTCATCGGGCTGCAGTTCGACCTTCACCGAGTAAGTGTCGGGGTCGTAGCTCTTGACGAGAGCCCACTGCGGATGCGGCATGCCGTTGAGCGCGCGATCGATCTCCCGGCGGACGAGGTTGAGGATTTGTGCAACGCCCTGCATCATTGGCCGCGCCTCCCATGCAGGCGGGTAACGTAGGGGCTGTGGATCGACACGGAATGATGGATACCTTCCATGGTATAGGTGCCATCGAAGGCCGTGCCGGAAACGGAGAAGCTCGATCCCACGCGCTTCGAAGTGTCGCCGGGGATGGTCACGGTGCAGCCGAACTGTTTGTCGAACCAATCCCTCAGCGTCGCATCCGCGATCCTCTGCGCTTCGCCGTCGTCGATGTTGCCGACCCGGCCAGTCTTGATCTCCATTTCGCCGCCGGCGCCTGCACGTTGAGCTTCGCCCTTGGCGGCCTTTTTCTTTTTAGCGCGATAGCCGTTGACCGTGACCTTCAAAGACTTGGCGAGTGCGAGATTGCGCCGGAAAGTAATGTCGATAACGTTGCCGCTCGCGTGGCGCTGTTGGCTCTGGTCCTGATACTGGAACGAACCGGCGGAGCCGGGGGCCTCGGCGAGATAGTACAGCGTGCGGCCGAGCACATACGCGGTCGCTCCCTCAATCCGGGCGTAGCGGTCGATGATCGTCCAATAGGATTGATTGACCTTCATCGCAGCGGAGTGCGACTGTTCCCAAGCTTGCCCCGCGCGATCGCCAACAGTTCCCGTTCCGCCGTCTGAGAACCCCAGCCCGACGCGCCCCGCCAATTCGGCGACAACGCTCCAGCGCGGACGGTTCTGAAACCCCTCGGTCGTTGTTTTGTCCATCAGCAGCGCCGACAGATCGCGCCCCATGATGTTGAGCGTACCTGCACGATAATCGGCGGTCACATCGTCCACTTGGCCCACAAAAAGCTGCTGGCCTTGGATTGCGATCTCAACCTCGATGGGCGCAGCGCTCGCCCAATAGTCCGGCTGGTTGTTGGGGTCGTTGAGCGCCATCGACGCGCGGAACGACCCCGCGCTGCGCTGCATGTTGAACTCGACATCGAGCGAGATCGGCGCAATCGTGACGCCCCCGGCTGAGATCGTCGCGTTGACGGTGCGGCTGCTCATGCGAGCACTCCGTCGTAAGGAGTTTTCTTATCGAGTGGCGGTAGCAGCAACGTCATGGACCCGGCAATCCAGGGATCGGTCAGGCCGTTGAGCTTGGCGATGCGCGTCCATTGCGCGGCGTCCCCGAGCTCGCGCGCAGCCACACCGAACAGCGTGTCGTTGACGACGGTCACGGCCCTGGCCTGCGCAATGGGAAGGGTGATGAGCGACATCGTTAACCTGCCGCCTGTTTGAGGTTAGCTTCGATCCGACCCGCATAAGCGAGGCAATCGAGGAGGCTGTTCATCTGCGCGAGCGAGCCCGCGAGTTCATCGAGAGCGTCGAGCGCGTCGAGAGGGAACGCGCCCGAGGCAACGCCCGCGATCACGGCGTCGTCGCCCGTGAGCGAGGGATCAAGCTCTGCCACCTTGCTGATGACGAGCGCCGCCGTGGCGTGCGCTACCGTCCGCATGGCGGTCAACTCGGCGACGCTGGCCTCGTCGATGTCCTCGACTTGGTTCAAGGCCGTCGATAGGGCCGCAATCTGGGCCTTCACGTCGTCGACGTAGATCATGGCGGGGCCGTTGGAATGTTGCCCGCATGGCCGGAAAGGATGGCCATGTCGGAGGAAATGGCGGCGCCAAGCGAGGAGGCTGATGCGTCCTGCTGGACTTCCGAGACAATGACGCAGATTTTGTAGGGAATTTCGTAGCGGCGCTCGTAGTCGGGGTCGAAGTGCTCGACCACGACCTGATAGGTGAGCGCGCCCCAGGAGAGCGTGACTTCCTCACCTGAGATCGCCAACGCCTCAACGGCCTTCGCACGTTGTAGTGCGTCGTTGCCGCGGAAGCGGCCTTGCCAGCGAATATCCTCTGGGCTGGGACCCATCTTGTCGAGAACGCGCTGCCCACCGATCAGCGTGTGCCGATTGATGATATGCTTCGTCCCGAAATTGATCTTCTCCGGCACCTCGAAGTCGCGGAAGGCGACTTGCCCGAGGACCACCGTGGTGTCCGCCTGCATCTCGTCGTGTTCCCCAACACGCGAAAAAGGGGCTGAAAGCTTTCGCTTTCGCCCCTGGCGGCCGGCGCCCGATGAGCTGCTTCCTTCTTCGATTGATCGCCGAAGCAGCAACGTGCGGCGCAACCTCTATATGCCTGCGTCGCGCCACAATGACAACCCTATTTCGGCCACCTCACTGACACTCGAGGATCAACCGATGTTTTCCAAATGCCCACATTGCGACAAGCCGATCAGCAAAATTCTCGTGGTCACGCCGCAAGTGATCATCAACAAGCGCTGAAACGCAAAAAGGGCCGCCCCATTGCTGGAGCGGCCCATTGGTCGTTGCGATGAGTTGCGGGGCGAAGCGTTGCGCTACGAAGCGATGCGCAGCGAAGCGCAAGTAAGCCCACAAAACCCATTTTGCCCGTTCACGTCAAGCAATCAAGTCGCGATGCCCATGTCCGGCAACAGCGGATGCATCCGCTGGTCGAACCCAGAACCGCCCGAGGCGTGCAGCGCCATCTGCGCCATGTGATGCGCAACAGCCTCGGCAAGCGCCCGCCCGTCGATGTTGAGGGTGGTGCGGGTCTGGATCATCTGTCCACGGTCGGCTCCGGGGACGTAGCGCTGCAACTGGATTTGCCCGTCAAGACTGAGCCCAGGGGCCGCTTCTGGCGCCTTGTAAGTCCCAGGTGTCTGGGGGCCGCCCGTTTTTTTGCCGTCAAGACCGAGGACGTTCGCCAGCCACGGGGCAACCTTGGCGAACCCGGCCTGCATCACCGCGACGATGTCCTTGACCATCGCTGTCACTGCCTCTTCAAGGAGCTTGGGCACGCCGAAGAACACCTTCTTGATGCCTAGCCCAATGTCGGCCAGCATATCGCCCCGGAAGATGTAGTCGACCCAGCCCCCGCGCGGCCCTTCTGCCAGAGCGGCCGCGCCAGCCTTGAAGCGTTCCCAATTAAGGACAGCAAAGGCCGCGAGGCCGACCGTGGCCGCCGCGATAGCCGCAGCGGCCAGCGCGAAGGGACCGAGGAACATCGTAGCCAGCGCGGCTACGCCTGCTAGCACCAATGCGATGCCGCCGGCGGTGGCGGCCCAGAACCCAACCTGCACAATCTGCGGGTGGCTCTTTGCAACTCCGGCAAGACCGGAAAGGGCGCTGGCCAGCCCGCGAAGCGCCGTCGTCGACTCCGCCATGTTCGGTGTCGCGAGAACCTCCATTAGCCGTTCCCACTGCGTTGCAACGGCATCCTTGGCCATGCCGTAGTCCATCTGCCAGGTCTTGTTCGACCCCGCGATGCCCAAAGAATTGCGCACGATTTGCGCGTCCTTCTCGAGCTTGGAGTAGTCGAGGATCAGGTTATCGGCCATGCCCTGAGCGGTGCGATCTCCGAACAGTTGCGCCAACTGTTTTGTGATGCGGTCGCGTGCAAAGTGGCCGATGCCGTAGCGGGTCTGCCCGTGCTTGACCGCTTCCCACATCTGCGGCGTGATCAGCCCCTTGGCGAGCATCGATCCGATCACGTTCTCGCGCAGAAACAGGTCGGGGTCGGACATATACTTGCTGCTGTCCTTCAGCATTTCCGGCGACCACCGCGTGATGCGGCCTTCCGGCGTCAGCGCTCCCATGCGTTTGGCGACATCCTTGTCAACGAGATCAAGGTCCGTCCAAGCGTTACGCGCACGCACGGTCATGCGGCCGCCGATCAGCGCAGAGAAGCCGGACATCATGGCCGTGCCGGTTTTGGCGCCGCCCATGAAGGAAATGAGAGAGGGTAGTACTTCCTGCACGAAACGATCGGAGAGGTTCATGCCTGCCGCGCGGGCCATCTGGAAGTAGTTCTTGAGGTCGCTCGGTTTAACGAGGCCGCCCGACGCGTTGAACGCGACGACCGACATCTCCATAAACTTCTTCACGTCCGGCAACGTGATGCGGCCGGCCAGTTCGCTTGCCTGCACCGTATCGAGCGCTTCTTTGAACACAGCGTCGGGATCGGCATGCCCGTGCGCCATCATCTTTCCTTTTAGGGAGGTGTAGACGCCCGCCATCGTCGGCAGCGCCTCGATCGCCTTGTCCTTATCGCCAAGGACATAATACATCTTGCGCACCATGTCGGCCGCAGTCGAAAATCCGACGTTTTGGAACTCGCCCGATGTCTTGAATGCCGCATTCATGGCCTGAGCCAGTCGCACCTCGTCCCAACCTTGGTTGCGCATCTGGTTCTGGATATTCATCAGCTTTTGGCCATGGTCGAGCATCTTGGCCATGCCCTCAACGACCTTCGCGCCACCCCAGACGGCGCCGAGCGCCCGCACTGCATTGGCGATGTTATTAATACCGCCGGCCGCCGTAATCGAGTGCTGGTGAATGTGCAGAAGATCGCGTGCGATCGTGCTCAAGATCGGCGACACTTGGTTCGTCATGGTCATACGCACGGCGATGTTGTAAACAGACATGGGCAACCTCCTTTAGAGGAGTTCGAAGATGCGGGGATGGCGGATGATGATGGCCGCCTGCGGCGTGCTCGCCGGGCAGCTATTTGCGGGCCAAGTCCAAGCTTGGCAGTATCGACAGGTGCGCGATCAGATCGGCAACAGGCCGACTGAGCATTCCGTGTGGGGCATCGATACGACGTTTCGATATACGGCCGATTTTCGCTGCACGGGCCCCAGCAACGTCGCCGTGTTCTACAAGGTGCCCTACGCCATAACGGACGCGGAATTAAGCAAGCTGCGCTCAGAGGGGGCCAAGGTCGGCATCGCTACTTGGCCGGGGGCAGAGGATAAGGCGATCACCATGGCCACCCGGTTTGAGCGGGCGCCGGACGGCAACCTGATGGTTATCGGAACAGGGCCGGAACTGTTGGCGCTGATGCCCCGCCTGATGCAGATGAACCTTGAGGTCGAGTTCGTCGTCGACGTGCCAAGTCGCGAGGACTATTCCTTCCAGTCCAAGATCGCGGGCGTCACCGTCGAGGAGTTCATCTATTTCGCGAAGAATTGCGGGCTGGCGCAATGAGTATCGGACACTGTCGATCCTGCCTGCAATCCGTGTCCCTCAACGCGCGCGAGTGCCCCCGCTGCGGCTATTGGGGTGTCCCCAACAACGTCACAGCCGCCATGACCCGATGGGGCTGCGGAACAGTTCTCGCCATCGTCTGGACTTGGGCGATCATGAACATGGCGGGCTTAGGCCATTAGGTCGGCACGCCGTGCAGTCGCCGCTGGATCAGCAATGGGCGCATCCCGGCTTCAGCCGCAATCCGCACCACTTCTGGCTCGACCCGCTGCGCCGCAGGCGCCAGCACAGGGCGCGGCGGCACGCGCCCCGTTCCGTATTCATGCCATATCGCCTTGGGGTTGTCGGAACCTACGTCGAGGGTGTGCGCGTCCACGACCGTATAGGCGTAACTGTTACGCAGTTCACCGGTTTCGACGAGCGGCGTGTCGCCATTGCGTTTGCGGGCTACGGTGCTCGGCGCCAGGGCTGGCCAACCATAGCGATACGTGCCCAAGGCGCCCCGAATTTCGGCCAGCATGACCTGGCCACATTCCGCAAGCGCTTGGCGCTGATGATGATCCATCTCTAGCGCCGCCATCGTCAGATGACTGGCAAAGGTCAAGGGTGTGTGCGTGATCGTGCTCATGTCAGGTGTCCCGCTTAACCCACTTCATCTCGCGCCAGTCCCACTCGCCGCCTTCATGCTCGCCCGCAATGATGAAGGCAGCAAGCGCCCAATCGTGCGGCCAGCCGAATGCAACATCGAAAGGGACGCCGTTTTTCACAAGGAAAAGCCGCATGCGAAAATCGGCGTCCGATACTAGTTTTTTACGTCGTCCAGGCTTGCCTGCGCTGCCTGTTCGCTTGTCTGCTCGAGCCACCGGCTGATCAGCGCCATGCCGCTCTCGCCGATGATGTCCATCTTCTTTTCCGCCTCGGCCGGCGAAGCGGGGAGGAAGGCATAGTCAGTGTCGTCGATGGCGCGCACGGTCGCCGTGCAAATGGCCATCGTGAACCAGACTTGGTTCGAAGCGTTGTCGGCGCCCATCTTGCGCGACAACTGCATAAGCTCCATCGATGAGAGCTTGCGCAGCGTGAACTGCCGGCCGTGCTCATCTTGGATGCTTGCGGTCGGGTGCGCGCCCATCGCCATCGCCTGCTGCGTCGGCGTCTGGCCTTCGGAAGCAGCCGGGATGCGTGTGATTTTAGCCATGTCTCAGTGCCCTTGTGTTTGAAAGAGGAAAGGCCGGGGTCCCCACCCCGGCCCGGTGTCGACGCTTTACGCGACCCTGACGCGGCGGGATGCCTCGCCGCCGAGTTTCATTTTGACGTAACTGTCCGCCTTCCAGTTGCCGGCGTCCTCGAAATGCAGCGACACGCCTTCGTAGCGGTACTGCGAGATCGAGCCGTCGGGTTCGGTGATGGTTTCCAGAACAGTTACGTT